GCCATCAAACCCGTTCGAACGCGGACCTACAAGCTATACACAAAGGATTCAAATAAATAAGTAAAAGGAGACATATATGGACACTAATTTTCTATATGCTAATCGATTTAAATTAATCATGCCCCGTGCACCTAACTTGGAATTTATGTTGACAGATTTTACGATACCAGATGTAGCGTTATCTCCTGCGCACCAGCCAACACCAATAACGTCAATAAACCATCCGGGCGATCAAATTGACTTTACCGCGTTAAATATTGAATTTAACCTACAAGAATCACTCGGCGGTTACATGGAATTATTTAACTGGATTATGGACACATCTTTGATAAGGAATAATGATGGCAGAAAACAAATGATTGAAGATAGGACTTTGATATCGGATATTGTTATTTCGATCCTGGATTCCTCTTATAATTCTACGCAGAATGTTATATTCTATAATGCGTTTCCGATACATTTAACCGGATGGCGTTTTTCATCAAAAGTCGCAGAACCTATGCCTATAACTGGTTCTGCGTCATTTGCTTATGATTATTTTGACTTCGAAAGGAATTAATATGAAATTAGAAGAAATTCAGGCTCTGTATGCTGAAGATGTAGAAATTGAACCGACTGACCTTGCAACTGAATCTCTTAAAATCCCGAAATTACAACTCAAATATCACCGTCTTTATTCCCAAGAAAACATGATGCTTCGTAAATTAGAAGCTGAGATGAAGATTTTAAAACTCGAAAAATATGAATTCTTTGTGGATGGTCCATCGCCTGATTCTAAAGCTAAAGGCTGGGAGTTTCCGGCTAAAGGTCGTATTATGAAATCAGATTCAAATATGTATATCGAAGCGGATAAAGACGTTATTCAACTCAATTTAAAAATATTTCTCCAGAGAGAAAAAGTCGACTTTCTAGACGCTATCATGAAGCAGTTAAATAATAGAGGTTATAACATAAAGACGGCACTTGACTTTATAAAATACACAAATGGAGGATGATGTCAATATTAATTGAACAATTGAATGCGTCTAAGATAAAGGTTTTATCAGACAAATCAATAGCCTTAGATATCAGAGATAATTATACGTTCTTTGCTGAAAATTATAAACACCATCCTAAGTTTAAAGCGAGAATTTGGGATGGTAAAATACGAATGTTCAATACCCAAAACAGAACTATGCCAGCAGGACTAATCCAGAATCTAAGTACATTTTTAAAAAGTCAGAATTATGAATATGAAGTCAAGAATGCTTTTAAAACCGAGCCTGTTTCAATGGATGAAATCAACAAATTCATTGAAACATTAAATCTACCAGAGCACCTCGTTCCAAGAGATTATCAGTTAGAAGCTATATTTGCTGCTATTAACTCTGGTAGGGGAATTTATATATCACCTACGGCATCTGGCAAATCATTCATCATCTATGTGGTTTGGAGATGGTTTAGGGATAAAGGTGATATTTCTAAATCAATTCTTGTCGTTCCGACAATCGGTCTTGTTAATCAAATGTTCTCGGATTTTAAATCTTACGGTTTCGATTCTGAATCAAACATACACATGATTACTGCTGGTTCAGATAAAGAATCTGATAAAGAACTCATTATATCAACATGGCAATCAATCTATAAATTACCAGAGAAATGGTTTGAAAAGTTCCAGTTGATCATTGGTGACGAAGTTCATAGATTCGCCGCTGTATCACTGAATACCATTATGAACAATCTTGTTAATGCACACTACAGATTCGGGTTTTCAGGAACCCTAGATGGTTCTAATGTCAATGAATTAACACTTGAAGGTCTTTTCGGCCCGATTGTAATGGTAACGACAACTCATAAATTGATGCAAGAAGGTCATGTGGCTAAGTTCAAAATTAAAACCATTGTTTTGAAATACCCCGAAAAATTTAAAAAATGGTTCCATCGTAGTAAGATTGATTATAAATCAGAAATCGATTTGATTGTGTTTAATGAACAACGGAACCGGATAATAGTTGACCTCGTAGCCTCTATTAAAGAGGGGAATACCATTGTATTCTTTAAATTCGTAGATAATCATGGTGCAATTTTGAAACCGATGATTCAAAAAGCATTAGAAGGAACTGGTAGGAAATTCTTTTATATTGACGGTTCGGTTACATCCTCTGAAAGGGAGTATATCAGACATGCGGTTGAAAAGGAATCAAATGCGGTAATTCTAGCGTCAACGGGGACAACTTCAACAGGTATTAATATCGTGTCACTACGAAACATGATATTCACAACTCCGACGAAAAGCAGGATTACCGTTCTTCAGTCAATCGGCAGAACATTAAGACAGTTTAATAATAAGGAAGCTGTGCTATATGATATAGCAGATGACTTCTCATTGGGTAAACGGGTTAATCATACCTACAGACACTTCCTTGAAAGACTTCAAATCTATATCAAGGAAAAGTTCGACTACAAGGTATATTATAAGGAAATGAAATGATCTCAATTGTAAAACTAGTAGACGGAACTGAAATACTAGGAGAAGTGGTATCACATAATGGTGATAGATACACCATTAAATCCCCATTTTACATCAAAGAAATAGAAACAGAAGAAATGAAATCATTCATCTTGAAGCCAGTGTCTAAATTCATAGTAGATTACTATATCCAGATATCTGATTCTAAGGTAATGATTCATCCTTATGAAGTAGATTCACAGATACTAATGGAATCATATCAAGAACATATAAGAATATATACAGATATACTTAATAATACTATGACTTCAATAAGTCATCAAACTAAGACTTTGAAGATGCAAAAAGAAATAAGTAACATCATAAAGGATAATGACTTTCTTAAAGTATCACTTTTAATGTCACCAGTTCATTCTACTTCAATAAATTAATATTTTGGACTAACCGAAGGTTAGGACAATTCGAACGAAGTTCGAATCTTATTATTTCAAATTCAAGTCGCAATTTCATCTTTCATCTTTCTAGTTTCTTTAGGTCTTCTTTAGATCTTTAGGTCTTCTTTAGGTCTTCTTTAGATCTTTAGGTCTTCTTTAGATCTTTAGGTCTTTAGGTCTTCTTTAGATCTTTAGGTCTTCTTTAGATCTCTTATAAGTTACTTTATTAAATTCGAACTTCGTTCGAATTCTAGTCCGCCTTTCAGGCGTCCTAGATAACTTTTTTATCTTACTTTTATTTTTAATCATGTCTAACTAGTTTCAACTAGTTTCAAATTATGGTCATAATTCGCCTGCACAAGGCAAATTATGATTTTTAGTCATAAAGTTAATAGTGGAACCTGTCTAAATAAATAGACAGGTAAGGGCGGTTGGCCGATCTCCTTTTACCCACTGTTCTCCAACGGCATTCAATGGTAGCAATTAACTCTACATTCCACTGAACCACTAGTAGCAGTTACTCTAGTATCGTGATCTAGGACAGAGTCCCAGACCTTTTACGAAGGTGCTTGTGTATATAAATCTAAAATTCCGGGCCAAGTCTTTCATTGTCCCTCGATAGACGGGTCATCATGGACCCTATATACATTATTATTTATATAATATAATCGAAAAAATAGGGCTTGTCAACAAAAATATTTGACTTTTTTGTTATTTTGTTATATTATTTTTTGTTGAAGTAATTTTGGAGTAAAAATGAAGAAAAAGAAGGTAAATTTCATAGATAATGCTCAGTTTTATGAACATATTATCAAATGGCAAGATGAAGTGCTTGCCGCAAGAGCAGCAGGTAAGGAAGACCCTAGTATTCCCAATGTAATAGGTAAGGTAATTTTAATGCTTTGCACTAGGCTTGGAGATCGCCCAAACTTTATTAATTATTCATATAAGGATCTGATGATTGGGGATGCTGTAGAAGCATGTCTTATTGCAATCCATAAATTTGACCGGAATAGGACACAAAACCCATTTGCATTCCTAACTCAGGTGTCTTGGTATGCGTTTATTAATCGTATTACCAAAGAGAAACAGGAACAGTATGTCAAGCATAAGAACTTTGAGAATGTTTATTCCCATGAATTTGAAGTTTCAAGGATGAATGTAGATAATCTCGATCCATCTACCCATTACCATATTATTGATGATTTTGAAACTAAGAAATTAAAAAAGAAGAATAAGGAGGATAGTAGTGAACCAGTTACCTGATAACATACAACGATATATAGACTTAATGAACGATACTAATAATCACCATTACATTAGGGATCAATATCAAGGACTCCTTGAGTCTATTATAAAAGATATTCAGAAGTCAGTGGAAGCCTATAAAAAGGGAAAATATGAAAATCGCTCTACTAACAGACACCCATTGGGGCGTTAAGAAAGACAGTCAGTTATTTCATCAGAATTTTAAACGATTTTTAGATGACATATTTTTCCCGTATTGTCAGGATAATTCTATTAAGACTATGGTTCATCTGGGTGATTTGGTTCATGATCGCCGGAAGATAGGCGCTCTCACCCTATCGGCAATTAGATCAGATTTTCTTGATAAGTTACGAGATTTGAAGATTGATTCCCATTTTATCGTCGGGAATCATGACTGCTACTGGACCAATTCAAACAAGAACAATTTTCAGAAAGAAGTTGTGTCCCTTTATAAAGGTTTTAAAATTTATGAAGAAGCAGAAGAAATAACATTGAATAAATGTAAAATCCTTATGATGCCATGGATCAATAAAGAGAACTATCAGAACTCTATCGACATGATAGAGAAATCAAAAGCTCATGTTCTAATGGGTCATTTGGAATTAGCTGGGTTTCAGATGTATAGGGGTATTGAAAATAAAGGCGGCATGTCAGCCGAAATCTTCAATAAATTCCATGTGACTCTTTCGGGTCACTATCACACAAAATCATCGGATAAGACTATTCATTATCTAGGAACCATGTCTCAACATACTTGGGCGGATGAACCTGATATTAAGGGATTTCATATATTTGATACTAATGATTTGTCCTTGACATTTGTTCAAAATCCATATAGAATGTATGAGATTGTTGAATATCCATCCGATAAGATACTAGATGTCAAAGACAAATATGTTCAAATCTTTGTGAAGTCTAAAGATTCAGAACAGGATTTTGAGGCATTTAAAACCATCCTTGAAGACCAAGGACCGGCTTCAATTATTGTGAAGGATATAAATCTTCAAGTTACAGTTGAGGAAAATCAAACCTTTGATGTTAAGGATAATCTGACGATTATTAAACAAGTGATTGATTCGTCTGATTGTCAATATCCTGAGTTAGTGTTTGAAACTCTTAAAGAGGTTTATTTGGAAGCAATGAATGTTAAAGTTTAAATGTATTCGTTATAAGAATTTATTAGCAACCGGTAATGATTTTATTGAAATAGACCTCAACAGATCGCCATCTACTTTAATATACGGACGTAACGGGAACGGTAAATCTACCATCATCGAGGCATTATCTTTTGTTCTTTATAATAAGCCATTTCGGAAGATTAATAAACCGCAACTCATCAATACAATAACCAATAAGAACCTTTTGGTTGAGATTGAGTTTTCTAATTATGGGGCTGATTATCTTGTCAGAAGAGGCATTAAGCCGACTATATTTGAAATATATAAGAACGGTGATCTATTAGACACAAGTCACTCAAGTCAAGAGTATCTCGAAGAGACTATACTTCGAATCAACCATAGGTCATTCTGTAACATATACATTCTAGGATCGGCATCATATATACCGTTTATGGAATTAAAACCAGATCAACGCAGAGCAATCATTGAAAATCTGTTAGACCTACAGATATTTTCGACAATGAATATATTGCTTAAAGATCGGGTTAATGGAAATAAACAAGAACTAGCAGACGCATCAACAGAACTAAAGATTTTAAATGCAGAGATAGAACAGATTGAAAGACTTATACAGTATAATAATGAGTTTTTTCAAAAGAGGCTTGATGAGATTAAGTCTTTACGAAAGGTCGAATCAGATAAACTAGATAGATTGAACGAAGACATAAGATTACTAACCGATGTATTAGAGCCCTTGTGTCCAGAGGATTCGATTGTTAAACGTATCAGGCAGATTGAAGATTTAATATCAAAGACGAAATATAAGATCACTGACATTGGCAAAGAATCAAAGTTCTTTGAGCTAAATCACTCATGTTCTGTGTGCAGGCAGACTATAGACGATAACCATAAGGCATCTATTCTAGCAGAACTAACAGAAAAGAATGAAAAGCTTCAGTCTGCTATGGAACAATTAACAACTAAGCTCCTAGAAGGACAAAATGAACTAAAAAAAATCAAGGCTTCTAATCTAAAACGAAATGAACAGAATAATAAGATGCAGGCGTTAAAAAATGAGCAATTCTTTATCAAATCCAAGATACAGGATTTTGATAAAGAATCGGGTGAACTTGATAGAAAACTCTTGACAACTTCACAAGAGTTTAATATAATTAACAAGAAAGTGGAATTAAATCAAAAACGTAAGAAAATCGATGATTTAGAAATTCAAAAGAAGGTTTATTTGATTTCACAAAATCTTCTTAAAGATACGGGTGTTAAAGCTCAGATCATTGCTGAATATATACCGTTAATCAACGAATTGATTAATAAATACCTTGACGCTATGAATTTTATGGTGTCTTTTGAATTATCAGAGACATTTGAAGAAACAATTAAATCCCGTTATAGGGATACATTTTCTTATAATTCCTTCTCAGAAGGAGAGAAATTCAGAATCAATCTGGCCATATTATTTACATGGAGGGACATTGCTAGACTTAGAAATTCGGTTTCTTCAAATCTTCTCATCATGGATGAAGTATTAGATTCATCCCTTGATGATGACGGTATTGATGATTTCTTTAAAATCTTGGGGACATTAGATGAAGAAACCAATGTATTTGTAATATCACATAAACCAGAACAGGTAGTCGAAAAATTCGATTCTGTGATTGAATTCACAAAGGTTAAAAACTTTTCAAAAATGGAGTATATTGATGGATTATAAGGACGGAGTGTTCAATTTTAGATTTGTTCTCACAGAAGATATTCAGAAGCAGTATGATGATTATATTGCGGAATGTGAGAAGATTGCAGATCATACCGCCATTGGAGGTCGATATTCATATGTTGTAACGCCTACATCATTAGGGACGGCGGTGATGATTGAAGACTCAATTTCTAAAAAGGTTTTAGACCTTACGGATTACAATACATGGTGAAGTTGGATAATACCTATTTAAAATCTTCAACACAAGAATTTGATTTCTCTAAACCGCCTTTTGACGCTAAGGAGTTTGCTGAATCATTAATGAAATGTATGATTGAACATAACGGGATTGGTTTAGCCGCGAATCAATGTGGTATTGATTATTCTGTTATTGCTTTACGAACTGATCCTGTCATAGTTATGTTTAATCCGAAAATTGTTCATTCTTCAGAAAAAACATCTGTTTTGGATGAAGGATGTCTTTCTTATCCCGGTATGATTGTTAAGATCAAACGCCCGGAATCTGTTAGAGTTCGTTATCAAGGACCGGATGGTGTAACCTATACAAGAACCTTTACTGGTGTAACTTCACATACATTTCAACAAATGCTTGATAAGTTAAATGGAAAATCATTAGGATGGAATGTTTCGAGAGCCAAATTGGATCTAGCTAGAAGAAAAATTAGGAGTAAATGAGAATCCTTTTACTCCTTTAATGCAATTATTTCTTACTGTTGCTGCATCTTTGTAACTAGAATTTATATTTTTAATCGCATCTGAAATACTAATAAAATTACCCCAAGGGGTATGATATATGCCTTTACTTAAAGTTCGTTTCATTTTTTCTCTTGAACCTTTATCCCACTTTTCTCTTCCGTGTTGACTTAAAAATTCTTTAATTTCCTTTGAATGTGTTTTATTATACATACCATTCTTTTCACCTATTAATTTTCCTTTCATAATTTTACTTTGTCTTTCCTTCCATTCACTAGACCATTGTTTACCATAATTAGAATTATTGCTTCCACTGCAATTATGATGATTATCCTTAATTTTCTGTTTTCTATTTACAGAAAAAGCTATTCCGATTCGGGGGTGCTTATATCCAGGTGAATTATAAGTTTGTTGTAATGATTCTTTTAGCTTTCTAATGGCTTCTTCAGAGCGTTTTTTATTATAATTAGGGTTTGATTTTCCAGACATTCTTTTACTTTGTTCTTCACCAAATATTTGTTTAAAATATTCATATAATTTAGATGTATATCTTTGTTGGTGTTTTAAGTAACCATTGGATAATCTAATAAAAGCATTTATCATTTTGAATTTATTTCTGTTATCAACCATTTTAACTAATAAAACATGACATATATAGTGTTCCCTAGCGGTAAGCAATACGCCATTCCATTTATTTCTTCTTAAATTTTCATATTCTAGGAATATAGATTTCGGAAGAACATGGTGGTTTTCATAGTAGATATAATTAGGATCAGTTCTTTTTAACTTGACACGATTTGAATTTTGTGCTTTAATAATGATATTATAATACCATCTGGTATATTTGTTCTGAACAAACAAATCATTATGGTTATAAATATTCATAGCTGATGTCTCCTTAATAGATATTAGAGTAGTTAGAAGTTGCTGCTTCGTGAACTACACTTTTATTTATAATTTTTAATAATTCAACATGAAATTGATCATTTAAATGGCATTTTGTTCTTTAACAAGGCTAACCGATATCACAGAGAAAAGGCTTTGAGAAAGTTTAAAAATGAACATTGCACTTGATTTTGATGATACATATACAAAAGATCCATTTCTGTGGAATGGTTTTATTTCGAATTGCTTAGATAGAGGACATGATATTAGGATTGTGACTTTTAGAAAATCTAATATGAGAGATGAGATGTTAGACCAATTAGAACTTATTATTCCTGTTATCTACACAGAATATTTGCAAAAGAAGCATGTAACAGACCAAATGAATTGGCCTGTGGATATTTGGATTGACGATTCACCACATTATATTATATCAGAGCATTATTTACCATGAAGAAATTATTTGAATTTACTGATAAGGAATTAGCAAGATTCCAAATATACAAATCACATGGATTTTGGTGTCTTGATGAAAAGAATATATTAGAACCAGGGTGGGAACGTAGAGGAACTTTTCAAACTAGGTTTGGTGCATTTTTTCAAATCTTAAAAATTAGATTTCAAGAAACTAGAAACAAAAGGTGTTTTATTTAAAATGAGTTTGTTACATAGATTAGGATTCTATCGAAGAAAAGAATATGATGCGGTTGTTCAGACTAATAACCTTCTTAGTAATGAAATCACCAAAAAAGAAAATCATATCAAAGAATTAAGAAATGAAATCTCTGTAAAAGATGATCGCATCAAATATTTAAATAATGTTATTCGGCAGTGTGTTAATACTGGTGATTGGGATAAACCAAATATATTAAATATATATCCGAAAGTCAATTATTCAACAGGATATTCTGATACTAATGTATATTTATATACTATACATATTGAACCTAAATTATGTAGTTTCTCTATTATTGGTGATTATAAGTATATTAAAGATCCAAATTGGTTAGATTGTATTTTACGACAATATTCGATTCAATCTGCTGTAAATTTTACGAATATGATTGAAGAACAGATTTACACACAATTAAAAGAAATACACAAAAAGAAGGAAGTATAATGTTAGATACTACAGTTTCAAAAATAGAAATTGATAATAATGAGTTGGGAGATGATCTATGGAATAAAAATTATAATATAAGGAGAATAAATGAGTATTACAAGTTTTGAAAAGGTTATGGAATTTCATAAATCATTCGGCGTCCATATAGGTAATTTAAATGAAACATTTGATGATTATGCTGAATTAAATGCTTTACGAGAACGTATTCTTGATGAAGAATACAAAGAAGTTAAATTAGCATATGCTAATAGAGATAAGGCTAATTTAGTGAAAGAATTAAATGATCTTAAATATGTGATCGAAGGATGGTTAATTACCCTTGGTGTTGATGGTGATAAATCATTTGATTTAGTTCATCAATCAAATATGTCAAAATTAGATGAACAAGGCAAACCGGTTTTAAGAGAAGACGGTAAAATCCTAAAAGGACCTAATTATAAGGCAGTAAATGAGTCTGATCTTTTAATTTCTTTCTAATTACACCTCTAACCCAGCCTTCACTTCGTTCAGTTTTTGATCTTATATTTATTTCCCCATTATTAAACCACATATAACCTTTATTTGATTCACTATTTTTTGTCTTTGATTCTAATGAGTGTAGTTTATTATACATTGGATTATTACTTCCTGTATGCCCTCCTCTATTTTTAATAGATTCACTAATTTTTTGTTTTGTTGTTTTTAATTCTCCTTTAACCCAGTCCTCACCTGGACATTCTTTTGACATTGTGGTTATAACACCATTATTCCATTTTTTCTTTCCTATATTAGGATTATTTTCGCCAGTTTTTCCATACATACCATTGTTTTCACCAGAAAAATCAGCCAATATTCCCTTATAAAACCCATTAGGAATTTCATCTTCTTGTCTTAGTGATAAACAAATTTCACCATTGGTATATTTTATTCTATGTCTATTTTCATTTCCTATTAATGTTTTAGTTTTAATATTATGCGTTTTTCCATACATACCATTGTTTTCACCCGAATTTGCTAGTGATTTTTTTATTCTTGTTTCTTCCGTATCTTTAATATATTTTTTGATATTTTTATAATAACTATATTGTTTTAATTTAAAAAATTTAAAAGATGTAGCCATAGATGATTTTGCTTTAGATGTTGTCATATTAATTAATAACATATGACAGATATAATGTTCCCTAGGTGTCAACAATACACTATTCCAGGGATGTTCTTTAAGATTTGAATATTCTGGAAACATAGATTTACATTTTGGTAATATATGATGTTTTTCATAATAAATATAATCAGAATCGGTTCTTTACAACTTGACTCTATTTTCAGATTGTGCTTTAATAATAATTTGATAATACCATTTAGTATATTTGTTATCAAGAAATAGATTATTGTAGTTATAAATATTCATGTTGGAACTCCCGTTGTAAATGTATAGTTCTAAAGTAGGTGGATATTTGCACTATCGTGACCTACATTATTTATATAAAGTAATTTCAGAAGCACTTGAGGGAATTAGAAAGGATTTAATGGATTCACACCTACCACACAGACCTTCAGCAGAAGTCGAGATGGCCGATGCTGTTATTAGAATATTTGATTTTTGTGGTATGAAGGGGTATGATTTAGGTGGAGCGATTGCTGAGAAGAACGAATACAATAAGAATCGACTAGATCATAAAAGAGAGAACAGAGCCAAGGATGGAGGTAAGAAGTTTTGATTTGGTTTAAAATTGGTCTTGATTTAACCCCTTTTGTTAAAATTAGGACGGACGTTAAATCGTATATCTCTTTTGATAAACCTGTTTCAAAGAACAAGATTTTTCAACTTTCGTTTAGTAAACTGAGGAATACAGAGTTTTCATTCGGGTTTGATGCATTGTTTAAAGGAAAAGACCATGGCGGCGTATCGGTGATTATGCAGATTTGGCGTTATTGTTTTTATATAAGACTATATGACAAGAGACGATGGGATTATCAATATAATCAATGGGATGAAACATTTGACTTAACAGAAGTAAAGGAAGGATAAGAAATGATTATTTTAACATTTGGTTTAGGGGTATTCGTTGGCTATTACTTTCGTGATTGGATTACAAATTTCATAAATAACAAGTAACTAATCGAGTTACAAGAGCAGTTGCCGTGGAGCTAAGAAGTCTCGAACGTAGGAGAACGTAATGAAGAAGACTAAGTATGAATTTTGGATTACAGTAAACAATCGTCCTGTTGATGAATATTCACATGAAGGCGATACATATATTGAAGGTCGTAAAGGCTCTGAATATACCATCAATTTTAGAAATAACTTCTTTAAACCTTTGAAGGTAGTATTTTCAGTTGATGGTTTAAATATCATTTCCGGTAATAATGATTTCAATAAGGGTTATGTGGTAAATCCACATGAACTATTGACAATTCCCGGATGGTTAAGTAGTGACAGCACGGCGCAGAAGTTCGTTTTCTCATCGAAAGATGGGTCTTATAATATGCACAACAAATCCGGTGACTCCGCAAATATTGGGGTGATCGGAGCAATGGTATATGATGTTGATAACAGATCAGAACTTATACCACGCACTGTATTGTGGCATGATACCCCTACTATTTTAAGAGGTGTTTTTTATTCGTCTGATACGACTGCTCAAGTATTTGCTGAGCAAAATATTGGAACTGGATACGGAGATGAAACTCAGTTCAATACAGTAACTGTTAATAAGAAGTTTTTGCCACAACCATCTGAAACATTAGCTATATATTATGATTCTAAGAAGGGTTTGGAAAAGAGAGGCATTATTTTAAAACCTGTTTTTACAAAACCTAATCCATTTCCGGGGATTTATTGTCCAAAACCTATTGACAAATAAAGCAACTTGTCATAACATTAGTGGTTAAAGGAGGGTAAACCAATCGGGTGATTGGGCCTGCCTGCTAAGCAGAGTGTGCGTTTATTCGCATGTGGATCAATACCACTGCCCTCCTCCACATATTGGAGTTGAAATGGTAACAAAAGAAGAATTAGATGATTGGTATGATGATGAAGAGTCACCATTTGATAAACCAGAATCATCATTATACCAATTACCTTATTTAGTTATCCGCACGTCTACTTTGAAGACCTTGCCTGTCGGATGGCAGAAAAGTTTGAATCTTTTATTAAAAATAGCTTCTACCTATGGTGTAACACCAGACATATATGATATAACAGAGACTAAGAAAAGTAGTTTTATCCCACTTGAGAGAACGGGCGATTTATAAGGTAAGATTTGTTGAAATGAGAAAATTAAAAGTATCAGAAATATTCTACTCATATCAAGGAGAAGGGTTATATCACGGAACCCCCTCTATCTTTCTACGAGTTTTTGGTTGCAATTTCACTTGTTCAGGTTTCAACATGCCATCTGGTCTATCATCCACTGAAAGATTAGATATTGATCCTGATAGATTTAAAAAGTATGATGAGTTGCCTTTGGTTCACACTGGTTGCGATTCATATCCATCTTGGGACGTTAGGTTTAAACATATGTCGCCTATGATGTCTGTATCACAGGTTGTAGATAGATTTGAAGAACTGTTACCGAACAAGAAATTCAACGAAACCCATCTCGTTATCACAGGTGGAGAACCATTGCTGCCAAGATGGCAAAAGAGTTATGTCGATCTGTTTAAGGAAATTAAAGATCGAAAGATGAACCTTAAATATGTCACATTTGAAACAAATGGAACTCAGAGTCCCGAGCAGATTCTTATTGATTATGTGAAGAACAAACAGAACATTGAATTCACAATATCATGTTCAGTAAAACTATCTTGTTCAGGTGAAGACGTTAAAGATCGGATTAATATAGAAGCTATAAGGGCTTGGGAAGACCTTTCATGGGCTGATAACATGTATTACAAATTCGTTGTAAATAGAAAGAATGATTTTGACGAAATTGCCGACATTGTGAAAGCGGTAGATATTGAAATTCCTGTGTATGTTATGCCTGTTGGTGGAACGGCAGAATCATACGAAATAAATGAAAAATGGGTGGCAAATGAAGCTCTAAAAAGAGGTTATAGATTTTCACCTAGACTTCATATTAAATTATATGGTAATTCGTGGGGGACTTGAATTTTCGCGCACCTGAGATGCGCGAAAATTCTTGACTTTTTATAAAACTTATATACATATAACAATCAATTCTTTGGTGAGATTATGACACGAATTAACGGTGGAATCAACCCAGTAAAATTGACAGATCAGCATCTTCTTGCTGAATATAATGAAATGGGTATGGTTTATAATTCCCTAGATCGAACCATAAAATCTAAAATGGGTCTTGATAGATCAAAAATCCCAAGGAAATATATCCTTAATCAGGGTCATGTATATTTCCATTATGATAAATTGTTATATTTAAAAAAGAGATATGAATCCCTTAAGAATGAATTGAAACAAAGAGGGTTTAATCTTGATCCTCAAAGACAGATTGGAAATAAAAGTTATCCATCCGACCTGTATAATGATTGGAATCCAACAGAAGAAGATCTAGCTATTATTAAGGAAAGATTAATCCTCAGAATTAAACAGAAACCAGCGTTCTATCAATATTATAGAACTCCAATTGATGCTAACTTTTTTATAAGGGAAATGTATGAGCAGAGATAAACATACCTCCGATGGAGGTTCGACGACATATTATGATATTCCAGAAGGTGTCAAAGACCTTCAGGATTTAATTGAACTAAAGAATATGAACTTTTCAATCGGTAACATTTTCAAGGCTTGTTACCGATTAGGTCAGAAGTCAGGACAAGATGACCTATATGACGTTAATAAAATCATTTTCTTTGCAGAGCGAGAAAAGAAACGGCTTGAGCAAAAGATAAATGAAACAGATAATGTATCGCCGGTGAAACTGGTCAACGGAACGTGGTATCCTAACTCGTCTGGTGTATGTCCTTTTGAAGATAATTTAGAACAATATATGATTCAATATAAAATTAGAGGTGGTTATCAAACCACTGCTTCTGGTTCTCGTATTGCTGAGTTAAGGTGGGAGTTATGTGATAATAAATATGACATTATGGAGTATAGAATAGTATGAATCCGATTATTCTTACTTATTCGGGAAATTATTATGATTATAAGAAGCCGAGTGAAAGTCATCTAAATATATTAGACGTTGCTCATGCATTGTCACAAATATGTCGTTATTCGGGTCATTGTCGAGAGTTTTATTCGGTGGCGGAACACTCTGTGAATGTGTATCAACTATTAACCGATGCTGGTTATGATTATGAAATTCGTAAAGCAGGGTTGCTACATGATTCACCTGAGTCCGTAATGCTTGACGTTGTTAAACCATTGAAAATGCTCCTCCCAGATTATCAAGCACTTGAAGAAGAAATTGAACTTGATATGGCCAGAAGATTTGAATATCAATATCCACTTCATCCCGCTGTAAAATGGGCAGACCTAATGATGTTAAATATTGAGCAAAGACAAATTATGAATAATGAAGATGAATGGGAGACGCATATGTCAATTGATAAGTATAAGGATTTTAAAATCGAATGTCTGTCACCCAAAGATGCTAAGGAAAGGTTTTTGAATACTTATATGACACTTATAAAAGAAGGGATGAATATTGGAAATTAGTAAATGGATAGATGAACATCTATTTACTAAAAATAGAAAATCTATTAATAATAGAGCTTTAATAGACTCATGGTGGGTTAAAAATAATTGCATTGTTAAAAAATATGATATTTTGAAATATTCAGAAGGGATAAGTGTTTCTTTACTTGAAGCAATATATAGAGCATATTATCAAGATCTTTCAGCTCATGTATGTAGAGTATGTAGTGGTCCTGTAAAATTTATTAATTTTAAATCTGGATTTCAGAATATTTGTTCTAAAAAATGTTCTTATAAAGATCCTATCAGAAGTGAGAAAATTCGAACTAATGTGAATTGGACTGAACAAAGAATAAAAGCAAGAGCAACTAATCAAAAGAAATATGGTGTTGATTATATATTTCAAATACCAGAATTTCAAGAAAAACTCCAAATCGAAAAGATGAACAAATATGGATCTTTATATGTAAATTCAGATAAATTAAGAGCAACTAATCAAAAGAAATATGGTGTTGATTATATATTTCAAATACCAGAATTTCAAGAAAAGATTAGACAAGCAAAATATTTGAAATACAAAGAAGGCATTGTTACATGGTCTGGGTCTAAATCAAAAGACGAAAAAGAATTAATAGAATGGCTTAATTCGTTATCTGATTTTAAATTTAAAGGCAATAGAACATTATTAGGACAATATGAGATAGATGCCTATTGTTCAGAATTGAAGTTTGGTATAGAATATTGTGGTCTTTATTGGCATTCTGAGCGAGTTAAACCTAATGATTATCATTATAAGAAATATCAATTATGTAAGGACCAAGGGGTTAGGTTAATTACCATATTTGAAGATGAATGGAAACTTAGAACAGAACAAGTGAAGGATTTTATTAAATCTGCATTAGGGTTATATGACACTAGAATTCCTGCTAGAAAATGTGAATTTAAAAAAGTCTGTAAATCAGATGCTATTTTATTTTTAAAAGATTCACATATTCAAGGTGCTCCACATTCTATAATAGATGCATATGGCTTATTCTATAAAGATGAACCTGTAGGTATTGTTACTTATGCAAATCATCATCGAAATTGTAATGAATTGGTTCTTAATCGTTTATCATTTAAAAGAGGCATACAGGTGATTGGTGGAGCATCAAAACTTTTTAAAAATTCACCTCATCAAAATATTATAACTTGGTCAGATAATAGGTGGTCAACAGGTAAATTATATGAGAAGAATGGGTTTAAATTGGATGGAATATTAGGACCAGATTATTCATATGTTCTTAATGATAATAAATATACTAGAAGAGCAAAGCAATCTTCACAAAAGAAAATTTTAGGTATTCCTAAAGAAATATCAGAACATCAATGGCATTTGAATCAAGGTATTTATCGTATATATGATTGCGGTAAGATTAGATGGAGAAGAAATGGAAATTAGTATTACTGTAGAAGAATTACAAAGTAAAAAGTTAAAGATCATGGTCGCCACTCCAATGTATGGTGGTATGTGCACGGGAAATTATTCGAAGTCGATAGCCGATTTAGCTGTAACTTGTGCTAGACTTGGGGTTGGATTTCAGTTATATTATTTGTATAACGAATCGTTGATTCAACGTGCACGTAATTATTGTGTAGATGAATTTTTGAGGTCTGATTGCTCGCATTTAATGTTCATTGATGCTGATATTGGATTTAATGC